CACCTCTGGGACGCCGAAGCAATGAATGTGCTTACAGCGCAAATCCTCGGAATCTTACCGGACATGATTTCGGAAGCGCCAGAGGTTGACGAACCGGCAGCAGCGGAATAGTCTGCTGGCTCAACCTCAACCAAAGCGTGAGGAAGAGATCAGGGATATACGACCCCGGCCCGCGAGTGCGGTGTCCGGGGTTTTCCTTGTCCCGAACCGTCTGGATAGATGGCTCCCGACCAAAAGCTCCTGCTCCAAGTGTTTCTCACGCGTGATGTGGCTGAGTTGCGGGCCATCGTTTCCCAAAAGTTTGACCTTGTCAGCGCCGGTAAAAGCTCTCTGGTGTCTAGCTCCATCGACGGTGCATCCTTCCAGTTCAATGTGGGCGGCACCCTTTCGCCGCTCGATGTTATGATGTTGGCGCAACAGGCGCTGAACTACAAAGCGGCGGGGATCAACGGGCCGGTTCGGCGCACGCAAGCCTATTTCGTATGACCTTTCTCGACCGCCTTAAAAAACTAGCTGGGTTTGGCACGCCCAAACCGCAGGCCGATTGGGGTGTGTACCGTCGCCAGCGCCTTGTCGAGGGCGGCGTTTGGGGGGAACCGTGGTGGCGCAATCACACTCAGAGCATCAGCCGCGAGTTGACCGTTGGCGAATGGCGCACAGTCAATTCGGCGGCTAGGAAATTGTACTGGAACAACGGGATGGTCAACGCAGCCATCGACCAGAAATCCATGCTCTCTGTTGGCATGGCAATGCGACCCATTTTTGTCGGCGCTGACAAAGAATGGGGCAAACAGGCGGAAGCGGTTCTGCTTGACTGGTTCCAGATTGCCTACCTCGACGGTAAAAGCTGGTGGGAGGGGCTGCGGCTGGAATCTACGGCAATCGACCGTGAGGGTGATCTCCTGACCATCCTGACGACCGCCGCGAGCGGTTACCCGCAACTCCAACAGGTGCCGTGGCATCAGATTGGATCACGCGGAGACGACGGGATTCTGACCGAGGGCCGGTATCGTGGCCTGCGCATTTACAACGGCGTGATCCTTTCGCGCACCAACCGTGCCGTGGCGTACCGTGTCCTCGGGGAGGATCAGAGCGGCGTGGATGACCGAGACATCCCGGTTCAGTCGTGTATGCTGACCATGGACCCGCGCGAGGTGGACCAAGTGCGAGGCATCTCAGCGTTTGCTCCCGCCATCCGCGACCTCATTTCGCTCAAAGACCTTGGCGACGACATCCAGTCCGCATCCAGAATGGCTGCAAAGATCGGGCTGATGGTTACCAACCAGCAGGGCATGGCGGATGCCTCGGACGCGTACAACGCGCTGACCGAAACGAACACTCCGCAATGCACGCCTGGGCTTCGCATTACGCCGATGGCGGGCGGGCGTATTGAGTACCTTCAAGCCAACGCTGGCGAATCCATCGAGCAGATCGACGCCAAGATCCCAACAGAAGCGCAAGACCGGCTACAGGAGCGTTTGATCCGCAACGCTTTGCTAGCCGCTCAATGGCCGCCGGAGTTCGGTTGGGACATGAGCAAGCTGGGCGGCGCTTCCGCTCGGATTGTGCTCGAACAGGTAAACCGCATTACCTCCGAACGGCACGCTTATCTGGCCGCTTTCTGCAAGCGCCGGTGCGCGTTTGCCGTGGCTCGGTTCGTCGAGATGGGCATCTTGCCCGAATATCGGGGAACTGATCGGGACCGGGGCGGTGCGTACCAATTCAGGTTCACCGAACCGGCACGATTGACTGCGGATTCCGGTTACGCTTCCCGCGATGCCATCGATGCTTACCGTGCCGGGATGCGCAGCATGACAGACATTCTTGCCAGCGGTTCCAAGACGCTCGAAGAGCACCTCGACGAGGTAGAGCGTGAAGAGCTTGAAATCAAAAAACGCGTCGAACGCTCGGGCCTGACCCGCGATGTGTTCGGCCTGCTCACACCTAACGGCAACCCTGCCACATCCGTACCGACCGAATGAAATTTCAACGCGTCATCGAGCAAGTTTTCTACCGCCCCTGGCTCATAACTCCCGGCGGCTACGCTGCCGTCCGCAAGCTGGTCGAAGCGCGGCTGGTGCGCGCGAACGGGGACGAGTACGAGGGGATGATGAAATCCCAGCGCGAACCGATGGAGATCGATGGGCAAGGCATTGCCCACATCTGCATTGAGGGCACGCTGGCAAAGGGAATCAGCGCCATCGAGGCCTGTTGCGGCGCGTGGGATTACGACTGGGTCGCGGAGGATCTCGAAGCCGCCATGGAGGCGAATGTGCGTGGCGTGCTGCTCGAAATTAACTCTCCCGGCGGGAGTTGTTCGGGGTGCTCGGAGATCACCGATCTGATCCAGTTTTTAAAAGTCCCAATCGTGGCCTATTCCGACGACACCGCTTGCAGCGCTGCGTACAATATTGCGGTTTCCTGCGACAAAGTGTTCGGCTCCGTAGGATCAACCTGGGGCAGCATTGGCACCATCATCCCGTGGACAGATCAGTCCGCAATGTACGAGGAGGAAGGGCTGAAGTGGGAACCGATCACCTCGGGCCCGCTTAAAGGCGCAGGCATGGGACCGTCCTTGACGCCAGCTCAACGCGCAAGCCTCCAGCAGCTTGTTGACGATTCATTCGCGCAGTTCCGCGACAATGTTTTACGCAACCGGCTCGTGGCCGACGAGTACATGACAGGGGCCGCTTATTTGGCTCCGCGTGCGCGGGCAGCTAATTTAATCGACGGGATCGGTAATCAGGAACTTGCGTACAACGCGCTTCTGGCTATGCTGTAGTCGTTCGTTGTTCATTTGTTTGGTTCATTCAGACCCCCTTCCGGTTGTCCCGGGAGGGGGTTTTGCTTGTCCCGAGTTGCTTGGTTGTATGGAGTCTCCTGCAACCTTAACCGACGCGCTGGCCGCGCTCTCTGCCGCTCAGGCGGATGTGGCGGCGCTTAACGCACTCAGCGCCGAGCACAGCGCGCTGGTGGCTCAATTTGACCTTCTCAAAGCTCAGTCCGCTGACCTTTCTGCGGCACTGGACAAGTCACACGCCGAAAAGCTCGAACTTGCCAAGCAGCTCGACGCCGTGAAGGCCGCCGAGGCTGACGCTGCGGCAAAGGCAAACGCGATCGTCGCCAATCTGGGCGTGGCTCCCGTTGCCATCGTCCCCGAACAAATTTCCGCGCCTAAGTCTAAAGACGAACTTTGGGCGCACTACATGACTCTGGGTTTTGCGGAAAAGAACGCTTTCTACTCCGCGAACCGGAAAGCAATGCAGCTCTAACCATCATCTCTAACTAACTAAATCATATGCCTTTAGCTGGCGTCTTCCTCAACCAAATTTCACAGGCCAGTTTGCAATACTTGGCCAACGCTTTTGCCCCCCTCCGGGGCATCACGACGGATTTCAGCACCGATGTTGCATCGGCTGGACAATCCGTGACCACGCGTTTTGCAACCGTCCCGACCGTCGTGGACATCACCAGCGTCGGGTATGCTCCGGCAGCCGGTGACACCACTGCCCGCACGATCACGCTGAACCAGCACCAGGGCGTGACGCTCGGGTTCACGGACATCGAAGTCCTTCAGTCGTCCATCAATTTTGAGCGTCTTTTCCTTGCGCCGATGGTGCAGGCTCTCGGCGCTAAAGTGTTTGGCGACCTGTGGAACTTGGTGACCGCTGCGAACTTTGCGCAGACTCCGCTTTCCTCTTCCGCCGCAAACTTTGATCGTCAGGATGTTATCGACCTCGGCGTGACGCTGACGCAGACGCTGAAAGCTCCTAAAATGGGCCGTGCGGTGCTGCTGAATCCTGCGTACTACGGTGCAATTTCCAAGACCTTTATCAGCGCGGAAATTCCCGGCATCACGCCATTCAAGGCTGAAGGCTTGGTTCCTCGCGTGTCCGGTTTCGACATTTACGAGTCCGACCTCTGCGACACCAACGACGAAGCGTTGGCTGGTTTCGCAATGCACAGCAGCGCGCTGATCATGGCCGCTCGCCGCGTGAATCCCGAAGCCGCTCTTCAGGACTCCATCGAGATCGCTGAAGTCATCGTTCCAGACCTCGGACTGCCGGTGACCTTCCGCCGCTTCTACAGCCGCGAATCTGGCAAGACCTGCATTTCGGCATCGGTCATCTACGGAGTCAGCAAGGGCACTAACATGGGTGTCCGCATCGTCACTCCCTAACGATCCCCTCAATTAGCAGAGGCTCCGCTCTTTACGGGGCGGAGCCTTTGCTTCATCCGATTATCTCACGATGAAAATCTCCCTTGTAATCGAAGACACCGGCGGTGGTCCGCAGGTGATCTTTTCCTCACCGGAACCGGCAGACGCTCGTCGGTTTTTCAAAGCGCACACCAATCCCGGCAAACTGATTTTGGTGTGCAATCCGAACCCCGAGAACTTCCGCACAATTCGCGGGACGCCGGTTGTTGAATCTGTGGCAGTTAAACCGCCTATCCGGCGCGCAAAAGAACCGCTGCTTTAATGTCTGACTGGACCGACATCACCGCAACCGCACTCGGGGACGCACTCGGCTACATGCAGGCCGATAGCGTGACCTACCAAAATGTGACTGCGGATTGTGTCGCAACCGAAAAAACATCCGACCTGTTAGCTATGGGCGGTTTTGAGCAGCATTTCGCGGGCTTTGTGCGCGTTGCAAAGGCGGGCTTTCCTGAGCCGGTAAAAGGCACAAAGCTCACAGTGAACGGCACTGAGCGGCGGATCACGAGCTGGGACGAAGATCCGGTTTCGTGGAAGATTTATCTGGAGGACATCTCGCGATGATCGACGGTGTCTTTTCAGCAGCGGTACAAGACGCTTTGGCCTTGGAATTACCTGGCGTCTACATTGGCGAACCACAGGACGACCAAGCAATCCCCGGCAAGTCAGTGCTGATGGAACTGCAAAGCGACATCGTCGTGGGCAGTCCGCTCCAGCGTGGCACGCTCACGCTCAATGTCATTTCGCAAGCCGACGACTATAGCAAGGCCGAGCAGGCCGCTTTTGCAGCCGAAGTGGACGCTGCAATGCGTTCTCTGGTGCTCGATTCTGACGCGGTGCAGCTTTACGGGGTGGTCGCACAGTCCACCGACAATCTCCGCGAGGAACGCCATTGGCGCACCTCCATGCCCTACATCGTGGGCTACGGCCCTAAACCTTAAAACCTTATGCCTGTATCATTTGGAGCAATAGATTTCGGGGTGAACGCACCAAGCGGTTACCTGCAAGAGTCGTCGCAAGAGACTGCCGTTGAGCTTGCAACTATTCGCAATGCCGACGGGCAAACGGTAATTGTGCAGGCCAAGCCGCGCAGCACGACAACGACCACCGTTAAAACCAAAGGGGAAGCCTCTTTGTTGGCTGTGCCGGAAGGCAATTTCACCGGCGCAAAGCTCACGGGCTCCAAGGTTTCGCAAACCAATGATGACTTTTCCACAGCCGAAGCAACCTACACCCTATTTGAATAATTATGGCTACTTTCGGCATCTCCATTGTAACGGCTTCGGGTTCAATTGTTGAATCGGTTGATCTCGAAATGAAAGGCGAGTTTAAGCAACTCATTAATTCGCTCGGGCAACACTCCGAAGCCAAGACCTACGACACTTCGTATTCGGTAAGCGTCAAAGGCAAAGGCGACACCTGCCCTTTTGATGTGGGTGAAGTGATCTCTGGCGTTACAGCCACTAGCGGCAAAGGTATTTGGACAAATGTCACGCTTGACTCAAAGAATGACGACTACCGTGGCTGGTCCGCAACCGGCACGATTTACAAAAACGCTAGCTAGACAATAATTTATGCGCCTCCGATTAATTGAGGACAGCGAAGCTCCGGGCAAGAGCTTCAACACAGACATCATCGCCGCTTGGTTGACCTCAGGCGGCGCACTCGTCGAGCGTGGTGGCTTTCAGCACTTCGTTGACGAAACCGGCAAACCGCATGTGCGGTGGATCGTCAACTGCGATGTGCTCGCAAAGATCGATGGAGAACCCATTGATTTTGATGAGTTCCGTAAACGGTTTGAAGACCTCGACTGGTGCAAAGCGCATCCCGATTCCGACATCTCTTGGATGCGCGGCTACCGTGACAACGCACGCGATCTAAAGCGGTTTGCACGGTCTTCAGCCGTAGGAATTTCGCGAAAGGATGGAAGAGCGTTTGGGATCGTGTATCCAGATTCGCCCGAGTGGCTCAAACAGGAATTTGCAGCCCGCTTCGCATGAACCCGTTTTTCCTCAAAAACACGGTGATTGGGCCGTTAGAGTTGCGTCCGTGGACGCTGACCACGCAGATGGCAATCATGGAGCTTGGTCTTGGCAGCATGAACGATCAGGACCAAGTGGTCGCTGTTGCG